CGATTATTGTGATCTGGTTTAAGCTCCTGTGCCTTGCCGGGAAGATGAATAACAGCGGTGTGTTCCTGCTGAGTGATAAAATCGCCTACACGGACAAGATGCTGGCAACCATCTTCCGGCGGAAGGAATCTACGGTACAACTGGCACTTAAGACCTTCGAGCAGTTTGGCATGATTGAGATTCTGGACGGTGTGATTACCATCCCGAACTGGGGAAAGCATCAGAATCTGGAGCAGCTGGAGGCCCGGAAGAAGTACCAGAGAGAATACCAGCGGGACTACCGCAGAAAACAGAAGCTTCTGCTGACTGGTGAGCAGGAAGAAAATACAGAGGAAAGTTCATGTGAAGATTCACGTAAACATTTACATAAATATTTACATGAATCCAACGTTAACAGCCTAGATAAAGAGAAAGATAAAGAAGAAGATAAAGATAAGAATAAAGAGAAAGCAACCTGTGAGCAGGTTGTGGACCTTTACCGGTCCATCTGCATTTCTTATCCATCTGTAAAAACATTATCCGAAGCCAGGAAGAAGGCAATCAGAGCCAGATTGAAAGTTTACAGCCTAGAAGATTTTCGAAAGATGTTTGAAAAGGCAGAGGGATCCGCTTTCTTAAAGGGTGCCAATAACCGGAACTGGTCAGCAAACTTTGATTGGCTGATGAAAGATGCCAATTTTGCGAAGGTAATCGATGGAAACTATGATAACAAACCACGTCAGGCGGAAAGTGCGAAGCCGATCACAGGAAATAAGTTCAATAATTTCCACCAGCGGCAATATGATATGGGATCGCTTGAGCAGATGTTACTTGAAAACCAGAGTGCAGGAGGGTGAGAAATGGCAGTGATTGGAATTATCGTGTTCTGTGGAGTAGTCGTTGGTGCGGCGGCGTTGCTGCTGAACCGGCCAGAGCGGCCGAAGGATCCGAGGGAAGATCAGGAGCAGATGGAATACTTGGAAGCATGGAAGAAAAAACATGAAAGGACGGACAAAGAAAAATGATACCGAGAAAATTTACTGGAGAAATGCTGAAAGGAAGAAAAGCAACGCTGGAACGCGATATAAGAAATGTGGCAGGCGTAGCGATAGGGAAAGGGGCGACACCAATGGAGAAAAAAGGTTCTGGAGCAGTACATAGACGCGTGTGAGCTGATCATGGAGACAGAAAAGGACATTAGACGGCTGAAGAAGAAGCGTCAGACTATTGTGCAGACGAATGTATCCGGGAGCAATCCGGATTTTCCGTACAACCCGCAGCACTTCAAGATCGCGGGAACAGCGTTCACGTACGAGGAGGATAGTAGACTGCGACACGAGGAAAAGATTCTGGAGGAGCGTCGGGAGAACGCCCAGCGGCTGAAAGTGGAGGTGGAGCAGTGGATGAACCACATCCCGCAGAGAATGCAGCGCATTATCAAGTACAGAGTCTTCGAGGAGATGAGCTGGAGCCAGGTGGCAAGTAAACTGGGCGGAAAGCTGACGGAGGGCAGTGTGAAATGGAATTTCAAGATTTTCGAGAAGAGTAACTTGTTACGTTTGTTACATATGTTACGATTCAAAATGTTATAGTGTATCATGGAAGAACGGCAGGAAAGGTTTCATCTTTTCTTTACCTCCTTGTGAATGTATTTTGAGCGGCGGTCAGGTGTCACAGCCTGGCTGTTGAATCGGGCAGGCATCACCCCATGGAAAAGTCCAAATGCCCATGCATGGTGCAGTGACAGGCAGATCCCTGCACCTATTGGAACGTAGCTCGGTTGGAAAGAGCAGTCGCATGAGTCGACAAGGCCGCAGGTTCGAATCCTGCCGTTCCAACTCTCCAGTGGATGGAGATTCTCCGATTTGTTACTTTTATTCCAAGGATTCCTCGCAGAGATGCGGGGAATTTTTTGTATGCAGAAATTTTGGAAAGAAAGGTGGTGTTGCCGGATGGCAAAATTGACTGCAAAGCAGCAGAGATTTGTGGAAGAGTATCTGATCGACCTGAACGCAACACAGGCCGCTATTAGAGCAGGATATTCGCCGAAAACAGCAAATGAACAAGGAGCGCGGCTGTTAGCAAATGCTAGTGTTCAAGAGGCTATTGCAAAGGCAATGGCTGAAAGATCAAGGCGAACGGGAATCAGTCAAGATAGGGTGATTCAGGAACTGGCAAGAATAGCTTTTGTGAATCCGAAAAACATAATCGATTTTGAAGATGCATCTGTTCGACCGGATGTTACAGAAGATGATCTGGCGTGTATCCAGTCCGTAAAGGTCAAGACGACGGATGGACCGAAAGGAACGTCGATGGAGCGGGAAGTTAAGCTGAATGACAAGATGAAAGCGTTGGAACAGTTAGGTAAACACCTTGGAATGTTTACTGAGAAAGTTGAGCTGGATGCAGATATGGATCTCAACATCACGATTGACTACGGGGAGGACGATTCCGGATGAATATAAACGTCCAGATGAATCCGGGCTTCAAAGAAGTTGACCGTTCCAGGAAAAGATATATCGTTATGAAAGGCTCTGCTGGATCAGGAAAGAGTGTTGATACGGCGCAGAATTATATCCTGCGGCTGATGCAGGATCCGGGAAGAAATCTTCTATGCGTTCGAAAGGCGGACGTGACCAACAGGGATAGCACTTTTGCAGAATTGCAAGGTGCTATTTTTCGCATGTTTGGGGAGCAGTACAAGAAATATTGGCATATTAACAGCTCCAACATGATTGTGGAGTGTAAAATCAACCGCAATCAGATCATTTTCCGAGGCGTCAACGATGAAAAGCAGCGTGAAAAACTGAAATCCATTACATTCAAACGTGGCAAGCTGACGGATGTCTGGATCGAAGAAGCCACGGAAATTACGCAGGCGGACTTCGAGATCATTGATGACCGTCTCCGTGGTGAACTGCCGGATGGACAGTTCTATCAGATCCGGATGACGTTCAACCCGGTATCGGCGTACCACTGGATTAAGCGTGTGTTCTTTGACCGGTCAGATCCGGATGTTCTGACACATCAGTCAACCTACGAGCAGAACCGCTTTATCGATGATGCCTACCGAAGACGTATGATGCGGCGTAAGGAAGTGGATCCAGAAGGGTATCGGGTATATGGCCTGGGGGAATGGGGAGAGGTCGCCGGACTGATCCTCAAAAACTATGTTGTTGAAGAATTTGACCGCTCGCCGGAACGATTCGACTACATGGTCAATGCACAGGACTTCGGATTCAACCATGCAAACTGCATCGGTGAGGTTGGCTTTAAGGATGGTGATCTGTATCTATGCCGGGAACTGTACGTGTATGAGATGGACACGGACGAGATCATCCGGCTGGCGGAGGGGCAGTTCAACAAGCGCCTGCGCATGTGGTGCGATTCTGCGGAGCCGGACCGTATCAAGATGTGGCAGAAGGCGGGATACCGCGCAAAAGGCGTGCAGAAGGAGCCGAACAGCGTGCATGCCCAGATAGATTACCTGAAACAGCACAGAATCCATATTTACCCGTCCTGCGTCAATACAATAAAAGAAATTCAGCAATGGAAGTGGAAGAAGGATGAGCGTACCAACACTTATCTCGAAGAGCCAGTTCCATTTTTTGATGATGCCATGGCGATGCTTCGGTACTCCATTGAGGAAGAACGCAAGGCGAAACCACGGCTGAACAGAAAGGTGAAAGGAGGGATATAGAAGTGCAAACGAATTTGTATAGGCTGCCGTCGGAAGAGACGCTGACAGATGCCAAATTGAACGAATTTATCATGCGGCATTCCGGAGAGTGCGCATTTAGATACAGCAGGCTGCAGGAGGCCTACGAGACGGATTACCCGATCCTGCATGAGCCGTTAAAGCCGAAATGGAAGCCAGACAACCGGATTATGGTTAATTTTGCCAAATACATCGTGGATACGATGAACGGTTTTTTTATCGGAAATGCCATCAAAATGCAGGTCGACAATGGGAACGAAGCAGTTGCGAAGTATGTTGAATTTCTGGACCAGTACAACGATCAGGACGATAACAATGCTGAGCTGTCCAAAATCTGCAGCATTTTCGGCAAGGGCTATGAAATGTATTATGTCGATGAGAACGGAAACATCGGCATTACCTATCTAAGCCCGTTGGATGCATTCATGATTTACGATGATTCCGTGCTGGAAAGGGAACGGTATTTCGTGCGGCTGTATTACGATTCGAATCAGATCCTTCATGGCAGCGTTTCAGATGAGACGAAGGTTCGATGGTTCACAATAAAGGGAAAGCTGATCTGGGATGCAGACGAGAAGATACACGGCTTTGATGGCGTTCCGGCATCTGAGTACGTAGAAAACAAGGAGCGGATGGGAATCTTCGAACCGGTGCTTACGATGATCAACGCATACAATAAGGCGATCAGCGAGAAGGCCAATGATGTTGACTATTTCGCGGATGCTTATCTGAAAGTTCTTGGATCCAAGCTGGAAGAAGATGATGTGGCGCATATCCGGGACGACAGAATCATTAACTTTGATGGAGATACCGAGCGGTTGATCGTTGAATTTCTTCAGAAGCCAGATGGAGACACTACACAGGAGCATCTGATCGATCGACTGGAAAAGCTCATCTTCCATATCAGCATGGTAGCCAATATCTCGGATGAGAATTTTGGTACCAGCTCCGGTATCGCCATGAAGTATAAGCTGCAGGCGATGAGCAACCTGGAAAAGACGAAGGAACGGAAATTTACCAGCGGTATGAACCGGCGGTACCGTCTGATCTTCTCAAATCCGGTCTCGGGGATGAAAAAAGATGACTGGGTGAAGATCCATCCACACTTTACGCCGAACTTCCCGGCAAACCTGCAGGAAGAGGCAGAGATCGCGAAGAATCTGGAAGGCGTTGTCAGCCAGGAAACACAGCTGGGCGTGCTGTCTATCGTGGATAATGCACAGGACGAGATTAAGAAAATCGATGCTGATCAGGATAAGATGAGAGCGGATCCTGTGATGGAGCAGATGTTTGGCGGCGGTGGACAGGATGACGAGTAAGGAATACTGGCAGAAGCGTGAGACGGAGCATGCTAAGAAGAATAAGATGGCGGAGCAGGCCTATGCAGAAGAGATCCGGAAGACCTATGCATATATGGCAGACCAGATCCAGAAGGAGATCGATGGATTTTATGCAAAGTACGCCACAAAAGAGGGAATCTCGCTGGCGGAGGCAAAAAGGAGAGTTTCCAAGCTTGACATCGAAGAATATGGAAGGAAAGCCGCAAAATACGTCAAAGAAAAAGATTTTTCTGATCAGGCGAATGAAGAGATGCGGTTGTACAATGCGACCATGAAAATCAATCGCCTGGAGCTGCTGAAAGCCAATATCGGGCTGGAAATGGTATCCGGCTTCGACGAACTGCAGAAATACTTTGATCAGACGCTGACACAGCAGACAATAGAAGAATTTCGCAGGCAGGCGGGTATTCTTGGCAATTCCGTGCAGGAAAATGGGAAAATGGCGCGGGCAATTGTCGATGCGTCATTCCATAACGCCACTTATTCCGATCGAATCTGGATGTATCAGGATATGCTGAAAGCAGAGCTGGACAAGCTGCTGAAAACAGGGCTAATCCAGGGCAAGAACCCGCGGGAGCTTGCGGTGCACCTGCAGAAACGCTTCGGTGCAAGCCGGGAGGATGCAGAGCGGCTCATGGTCACGGAGCTTGCCAGAGTCCAGACAGAAGCGCAGAAGCAGTCCTATATTCGAAATGGATTCGAAGAATATACATACGTTGCCTGCGGGAATGCAGATGTCTGCGAGCGGTGCCAGGCGTTGGATGGTAAGCATTTCAAAGTGCAGGATATGATGCCGGGGACGAACGCGCCGCCGATGCATCCGCGGTGTCACTGCTCCACGGCAGCCTATGAAGACAGTGCAGAATATGAGAAATGGTTGGACTTTCTGGAACAGGGTGGTACCACAGAAGAATGGGAAGCATCGAAAAACAGAAAGGCAAGATATAAAGACAACGAAGGAATATTCCAAACATTGGATGGCAGATCAAAGGGGCGAGACGTTATCAAACCTCGAAATATCATGAAAGAAATGAAAAAGTCCAGCATCGGAACGGAAATGTTGGAATATCTTCAGGAAAATGATATTCAAATAAAGGTATGGTACGGAGTTGATGTTGATGAAGGACTGGACGGACTTTTCGAAGATGGAGAAATCAACATTTATGCTGATAATACCAAAACGGTTCGTGAAACGGCTATTACGGTGATTCACGAGGCCACGCATGCCAAAATCAACAAGCCAAATACCAAAAGTCAAGAACTGCAATGCTATGTGAACGAGTACAGGCATCAAAACATTGAATTGACAGAGAAAGTGCTCCAGGATATAATTAATCATATAAATGATAAATATCCGAATCTGAAATGGGAGTGATTGTTTATGACGAATACTCTGAATATTCCGCCTCATGAGAGAGTAAAGCTCTTGAGGAAAGGCGAAAAAGTTTTGTGCAAAAAATGTAAAACAGGAATCATGATTCCTGTTGGCGACCGTGTAAAAAACCAATACTTTTTACTGTGATTCTTGCAAGAATCAGTTAATTATCAACTGATGATAAGGAGACAGGACAAATGGCTCAGAATGATTATTTCGTGATTGTATACCAGGTACTGAAATATCTGTATGAATGCTTGAAAAAGGGTGAAAAACCAGAAGCGTGTTACCTTACAGCATCAGCTTATAATATTCCTGAGAATTATTGGCAATATATCATTTTAAGCCTGATTACAGAAGAATATGTAAAAGGCATTGCTGTTAATCATACGAAAGATGGCGTTCTTTTAGGCGATCTGCCGGATGCTATTATCACGCCCAAAGGTATTTCATATCTGTTTGAGAATTCATTGATCGAAAAGGCAAAAAGGACATTGAAAGACGTAAAAGAAATGGTTCCATTTGTATAATTAACCACCAGTCGAGAGGCCGGTGGTATTTTTATACACATTTTTAAGAAAGGACAAGGTGAAATATGATTATCACAGGAATGGCACATTTCGAGAGTGTAGCACAGAAGAAACTCGTTGAATGGTACCACAAGAACAGACCGGAAGTTCAGATCGACCTTGGAAATGTATTCGTGGTATGGTCATGCAAAACACTTCAGAATTATAAGTGCCTTGCATCAACCACTATCAGCGGAGATGGTATCTATGCCGAATACACCTACAACGGTGACAAGCAGGAACTTTATGAGGATGTATATGGTAAAATAACAAATACATGTCATACAGAAGAATAGGAGGTAGTAAATCATGAATTTCAAAGAAGCATTTGAAGCAATGAAACATGGAGAAAAGGTGAAACTTCCTGGTTGGAATGGTTACTGGTGTTGGGACATTGATAAGCAGACAATTATGATTCATTGCAGATCAAAAGATTCCGACAAAGGACAGGGAGAAGTTCTTGATATCCGTGAAACACAGAGAGTGGAATATACTTTCATGCACACACAGAGGGATGATTGGATGATTGCTGATGAAAAGAATTGTGGTGTTCTTGGCGGTCAGTCAACATTTGGCTTTGGAGATGCTATCCGTTATCTGAAAAGAGGACTTAAGGTGGCTCGTAAAGGATGGAACGGCAAAAAGCAGTACATTCAGCTCGCCACTGGGATTTCTTATAAGACGCCGGATGGGGAGATCGTGAATTGCGAGCATGATGCTATCGGAAACATGGCTATCGCATTTGTCGGAACATCAGGAGTACAGATGGGATGGCTCGCAAGTCAGGCAGATATGCTTGCAGATGATTGGGTGTTTGCAGATTAGGAGGATTAATCATGAAGAAATTGTTTATTTCACAGCCAATGAAAGGAAAGTCTGATGAAGATATCCTTGCAGAACGTAAGAAAGCAATCAAGAGTGCAGAAGACGTGATTGGAGAGCAAGTAGAGGTTATTGATTCTTTCTTCCAGGAAGCTCCGGTGGATGCAAAGCCACTCTGGTTCCTTGGAAAATCCCTGGAACTTCTGGCTGGTGCTGACATTGCCTACTTTGCGAAAGGCTGGCAGGATGCCAGAGGGTGCAAGATCGAAAATACATGTGCTATTGAGTACGGTATTCCGGTCATTGAAGATTACACAGCAGAGTAGAAAAGCGGTGATCCATACATCTCCCACCGGCAGGGAACAGCCGGAATGAAAGGATGTGATGACTGTTGATTGATGTAACGGTAAGAAAAGACCGATTGACTGTATCCGGCCATGCAATGTATGCACCGCACGGGCAGGACATTGTCTGCGCAGGCGTTTCCAGCCTCGTGCGGACGCTGATCCGCTCGATCGAGGATCTGACAAGGGATGAAATAGAATACGAAGTATCGCCCGGCTGGGTTGATATACAGTATGGGAATCTATCAGAGAGAGCAAGAACTCTGGTGGATTCCTTTTTTGTCGGCATCTGCCTGATGGCCGATGAATTTCCGGAGCATGTCCGGATCGTGTAACCGATGTGACCGAAATGTCGTTAAACTATGATTCTGGAGCAACGGCACGGGGCTATTACAGAACGGGACGGGGCAGAAAGGACCGAAAAATAATGAAGTACAAAAACAACCATTATCATTGGAGAATCCCAATGATTAACCTGCAGTTATTTGCAGACGGCGAAGGAGACGGTAGCGGAGCCGGAGACGGAAACGAGGACGGAGCTGGAGCAGGTTCTGGAGATGGCGGCAATGAGATGTCATTTGACGATTTTCTTGGGCAGGCAGAGAATCAAGCAGAGTTCGACCGCAGGGTCCAGAAAGCGGTAAACACAGCAGTGACCAAAGCACAGGAAAAGTGGCAGGCACTGACTGATGACAAGCTTTCAGAGGCGGAAAAGCTCGCAAAGATGACAAAAGAAGAGAAATCGGAGTACAAAACCCGAAAGCTGGAGAAAGAACTGGCGGATCTGAAACGGCAGAACGCACTTTCGGAGATGTCAAAGACAGCCAGAAAGATGCTGGCAGATGAGGAAATCAACATCCCGGATGAACTTCTGGCACATCTGGTATCAGAAAGCGCTGAAGACACCAAGACGGCAGTTGAAGCTTTCGCGAAGATGTACAAGGATGCAGTACAGGCTGCCGTAAAAGACGCCCTGAAAGGAAATGCACCAAAGGGCGGATCCGGCGGAAAGGGCGCTGTGACAAAAGAACAGATTCTTGCAATCAGCAACCCGATTGAGCGGCAGCGGCTGATTGCGGAAAACATCGCATTATTTCAGTAGGAGGAATACACATGCATAAAATTGGAAAATTAGGGCTGCAGGTGTTTGCAGCACCGGATAACATGACGGGGCAGGCACAGATCCAGGTAAAGGCCCGCGAGATTGACTTTGTAACATCTTTCGGCAAAAACATTCAGGCGCTGCTTGATGTCCTGGGCATTATCCGAATGATCAAGAAAGATAACAATACTGTTTTAAAGACAAAAAAGGTAACAGGAACCCTGCAGTCCGGTGAGGTCGCAGAGGGCGAAGAAATCCCGTACTCTCAGTACGCTGTGGAAGAGATCCCGTTCGACACCATCAAGATCAGCAAATACCGCAAAGGTGTTACCCTGGAGGCAATCGCAGAAAAGGGATACGATGCCGCAGTACAGGACACTGATGAAGAGTTTAAAACTGATCTGCAGAACGTTGTTATGGACAAGCTGTATGCACAGCTGAAAGCAGGTTCTCTGACCGGCCATGAAAGTACCTGGCAGATGGCAGTTGCTATGGCAATTGGAAAAGTCAAAGATAAATTCAAAAAGATGAGAAGAACGGCTACGGGCGTAGCAGTGTGGGTGAATACACTGGATGTATACAAATACGTCGGCGCTGCGGACATCACACTGCAGACGGCGTTCGGCTTTGAGTACATGAAGAAATTTCTTGGCGCTGATGTCGTGTTCGTAAGCTCTGAAATTCCGGAAAACGTCGTCATCGCTACTCCACTCAACAACATCGTCGGATATTATATCGATCCGGGCGATTCTGAGTTCGTAAAGGCAGGCCTCAGCTACACGACAGACCCAACCACTCACTTCATCGGCTTCCATGCACAGGGCACCTATGAGAGAGCCATTTCGGATCTGTACGCCATTATGGGTCTGCGCTTATTCTGCGAATACCTGGACGCTATCGCCTATATTTCCGTCGGTGGAGCAGATACACAGACTCTCGGAAAACTGACCGTAACGGCGGCAGAAGGATCTGAGACAGGAAAAACAAAGATTTCCGTAAAAGAGCAGCTGATGTCTATGAAAAACTGCTGGAAGTACAAAGATGCAGCATCTGCGACCGCGGTAAAATACGGCGATGATGTGAAAAACTGGAGCAAATGGGATGGAGAATCCGAGATCGCATCTACCGCTGGCCATCATATCACATTGGTTGAGTGCGACCAGAACTACAAAGCAGTTCGTTCTGGCGACGTAACAGTAGCTGTGAAAAGCTGAGAAAGGGTGATGGTATATGTACAGAGTAATCGAGTATTTTACTGATTTGCAGGACGATGACCATGAATACAGAACAGGCGATATCTTCCCGCGTGAGGGGCTTAAGGTATCCGAAGCCCGACTGGCAGAGCTTGCATCTGCTGAAAATCTGCGTGGTATCCCGCTGATCGAGCTGGTGGAGCCGGAAAAGGCAGGCAAAGGGAAAAGCAAGAATAAGGCAGTAGATTCCTTGGCAGAGTAGGAGGCAGCCTATGATCGAAGATCTGAAACTGCTTCTTGGACTGGAAGATACAGACAAAAAGACAGAACAGCAGTTACAGCTGATTCTGAATGCCACAAAACAGCGGCTGAAATTTCTTCTTGGCGGTCTGGAGCCGCCGGAAGAGATGGAATACATCATATTGGATGTTTCAGTCATTCGATTCAACCGGATCGGCTCGGAAGGGCTCTCCTCTCACAGTGTTGAGGGCGAAAGCCTTTCCTGGTCAGAAAATGATTTTGCCGGGTACATGGATGATATTCAGTCCTATCTGGACAGCCAGCGGGAGGCAAGAAAGGGAAAGGTAAAGTTTCTGTGAGATATGATACACCAGTTTTCTTCCAACGGGTCCTGCCGGGCGAATATGATTCGAAAACCGGAAACTATGCTGCAGACCAGGTCACAGAGGTGCAGAAAATGGCTTCTGTGATGGATACGAGGGCAGAGATCATGCAGATCGTATACGGAGGAATCCGTCAGGGCAGCGTGACCGTACAGCTTCAAAATCATTACCAGAAGCCGTTTGACCGGATCCGGATCGGGAACACAACCTATAGAGTGGACTATACGCGGAAACTTCGCGTGAAACAGACTTTTATTCTGTCGGAGGTGGTCTGATGCCGAAAATCAAGCTGGAAGGAATGGAGAAACTGCAGGTCAAATTGAAGAAAAACGTGCAGATGAGTGATATTAAGCGGGTGGTAAAGGAAAACGGAAAAGCTTTGCAGGAGGCGTCACAGAGAAAAGCGCCAGTGGATACCGGTACACTGAAACGGAGTATTGGTCTTGAGATCCGAGATGGCGGTCTTACGGCTGAAGTGGAGCCAACAGCAGAATATGCGGCATACGTGGAGTATGGAACTCGGTACATGAGTGCACAGCCATATATGCGTCCTTCCTACACAGCGCAGAAAGAGAAGTTCAAATCCGATTTGAAAAAGCTTACGAGGTGACATCATGGACCCACAGCAGGAATTATTCAGTGCGTTGCTTCTGGAATTAAAAAAACAGTATCCAGACGGTGTGTATGACACGTTTTTACCGCCGGAAGGTACGCCATACCCGTTTATCTATCTGGCGGACAGTGACTTGAATGATCGGGCCAACAAAACGGCTGTATTCGGCACTGTAAGTCAGACAATCCACGTTTGGCACGACAATCCGCGGCAGCGCGGCACAGTTTCGCAGATGCTTCTGCAGATCAAGCAGGTTTGCAGACATCTGGAACATACCGGCAACTTTTCCTGGTCCGTGCAGGACTTAAATCAGAGAATATTGCCGGACAAAACCACCAACCAGCCACTTCTTCACGGTATCGTGGAAGTGACTTTTTTATTTAGTTAGGAGAACAGCATGGGTAAAAACAATTGATTTACAGTTATTCGCAAGATGCGGTACGTGGTAAAAAGATCGTTTATCTGTACCGACCTTAAAAAAGATGCGGCTAAAAATGCAGCTAACAGCATTAGACGTTTACGACAGAGAACGGCAGAACGACAAGCAAGGATGCCGATACCACAGAGACAAAGGATGGCACGATCCGTACCCCGGGAGCAGCCGAGGTTGAGATTACGGCAACCAGTATTCTTGCCAAGGGCGACACACTGATCGACTCTCTTGAAGATGCCATGATCAATGATGAACTGGTCGAGATCTGGGAAGCAAATCTGGATGATCCAGCATCCGGCGGAAGCAATAAATTTAAAGGAAAATACTTCCAGGGCTATGTGACGGAGGTAGAAAAGACTTCAAACGCCGAAGATATGGTGGAGGTGTCTCTTACCTTTGGTGTCAATGGAACCGGTCAGAAAGGTGATGTAACCGTAACGACCGCGCAGCAGGAAATAGCAGCTTACGTATTTACAGATACGACAAAAACAGGAGCGTAAAAGTGTTGAGGGCGAGAAATCGTCCTCTTTTTGAATAGTAAAGGAGAAAAACGATATGGAACTTACAATCAACGGACAGGTGTATCAGTTTAATTTTGGCATGGGATTCATGAGAGAAATGAACAAGAAAGTAAGCATGCCGGTAGACGGAGTAAAAGATGCCAAGAAGAATATTGGCCTGAGATACGCTGTGGCAGGGATCATGGACGGAGATGTAGAGGCTCTTGAGGATCTGTTACTCGTAGCTAATAAAGGGCAGAATCCGAGAGCAACTACAGAAATTCTGGATGAATATATTGATGATCCGGATACCGATATCAATCAGCTCTTCGAAGATACGATGGGTTTCTTAAAGAGTGCAAATGCTACGAAGAAATGCGTCCAGAATCTCGAGAAGACGATCGAGGAAGAAAAAGCGAAGAAGTAGGCGATATAACTCATGAAGAGGCGAGCTTCGAAGAACAATACCGGGAAGCTGCAATCAGCTGCTTCCGGTATTTGGGATTCATATCGTTTGAGCAGGTTGATCGTCTGACGATAGCACAGTACGAAATTATGATGGAAGCGCTGAGATATCGGATAGTAGACGACGAATACAGGGCACATCGGCAAGCCTTTCTGAATTTTGCTGCCCAGGCGCAGAAAAAATCTGGGAAGAAAACAGTGCCAGTATACAAAAGATTCCGAAATTTCTTCGACTATGAAAAAGAATTAAAAAATGTGAAGGAAAAGAAACATAAGAAGAGCGATCCGCGTTTTGTTGGAATATCCAAGTTGTTAAAGAAAGGAGGGCGAACAGATGGCAGAATCTTATAGCGTAAAAGCGGTTTTGTGCGCGGAAGATAAAAACTTCTCGTCAATGATGAAATCATGTAGCAGTTATGCTGATAATCTGAAAAATACGCTTACAAGTGGAATTGGATTTGGTGCTATGGCGGCGATTGGATCCAAGGCAGTCTCGGCAATCGGAAGCGGACTGAAAAGCTTGACTGCTGGTGCAATAAGCGCTGGCGCGAATTTTGAGAATGCTATGTCGTCTGTAGCAGCTATTTCCGGAGCTACAGGATCCGACTTTGATAGACTGTCTGAAAAGGCAAAACAGCTTGGAAAATCCACGCAGTACACCGCAAGCGAGACAGCTTCTGCGATGGAGTATATGGCAATGGCCGGCTGGAAAACTGAGGATATGTTAAATGGAATCGAAGGTGTAATGGATCTAGCCGCAGCGTCGGGAGAAGATTTGGCAGGCGTTTCTGACATTGTAACAGATGCGATGACAGCGTTCGGCTTATCAGCAGATGGCACAACCAAAATTATTAAAGATGGTTTTACGAAAGAAGTTTCTAACGCTTCACATTTTGCTGACGTTCTTGCAGCGGCTTCGGCCAATTCCAATACAAATGTTGCCATGTTGGGTGAATCATTTAAATATGCGGCTCCGGTAGCTGGATCGTTAGGCTATAGTGTAGAAGATACAGCCATCGCTCTCGGTCTCATGGCTTCATCAGGATTGAAAAGCAGCATGGCCGGAAGTAGCCTTCGAACTATTCTGACGAATCTTGCAAAGCCAACAGATGATATCAGTGACGCAATGGATTATTTGGGCATATCGTTGCAGAATGGTGATGGCTCGATGAAGTCTCTGATGGACATTGTAACCGATCTGCGCGGTGCATTTGGACAATGCAAAATGCCAATGGATCAGTTCCAAGAGAACCTTGCAAAACTTGACGAAAAGTATGCCAATGGAGAGCTGACAGAAAAGAAGTATAATGAAGCATTAGCAGATTTAACGGAAAAGGCTTATGGAGCAGAGGGAGCGTTAAAGGCCAAATACGCTGCTACGTTAGCTGGAAAAGAGGGTATGTCAGGTCTGCTTTCAATCGTGAGTGCGGCACCAGAGGATTTTGACAAGTTAACCAATGCCATTTATAACAGTGACGGTGCAGCCAAAGAAATGGCAGAGATCAAAATGGATAATCTTCAGCACGATGTCGTGAAACTGCAGTCTGCAATGGAAGGACTTGGAATTACTGCATTCAACCAGGTTGGCGGAAAAATGAGAGGTTTGGTTGGCATCGCAACTGAGACGGTTGGAAAAATTGATGAAAAGCTTGCCAGCGGAAAAGGGATCGAAAAGGCTGTCGATAAAATAGAATCAATGGTTGAGAAAGCAAAACCATATTGGGATATTTTCAAAACGGACGCATTGGAAGCGGGAACGGCGCTGGGCGATGCGGCTTGGGCGATCATAGGAGATATCAAGAAGCTTTCAGGTTCTTTTGGCAGCACAGAAAGTATTGAAAATTTCTCTACCACTTTGGGAGAGGTCAAAGATGGAATTGTAGCAGTTTCGGGATTTTTGGAAAAACATTCGGACGCGATTGCAAAAGTAGCGGTGGCACTTCCGAAACTCTTGATTGCATATAAAGGCTTTAAAATCGTTAAGGCTGTAGCACCATTTGTTGGCGCATTTACAGGAGCTGTTGGAGGGCTGGCAAAGGCTGGACTCGGGAAAATCGCACCTGGGCTATTTGGTGTTTCAAAAGGCCAGGAGGCGGTTGGAAAATCCAGCGGCGGTAGTGCGAAGAAAATGGTAGCGTCTGCCAAGGCTTTTATGATGATGGGCGTTGGAGTGCTGGCGATCAGCGCAGGATTCTACTTGCTTGCACAGTCGGCAATTGCAGTAGCCAATGCTGGTCCGGGGGCAATAGCTGTTTTTGCCGGTTTGATTGGCGTGGTAGTAGGGCTCGCAGTTGGTATGACGAAATTGTTTTCATCTATGTCCGGCGGTTCAAGAAATTAACAGCGATGGCACCGGCGTTTCTGGCGTTGGGAGCGGCTGTGCTAATGATTAGCGCAGGTTTGGCACTTTTGGCATATTCTTCGATTCAGTTGGCGAGTGCCGGTCCGCTTGGCTATTGGCGTAATGGCAGGAATGGCGGTTGCAATTGGCGGCTTGATGCTGGTGGCAAAGAGCGTAGCACCAACACTTTCAGCTGGAGCAGTTGGATTTGTCACATTTGGAGCCGCTGTATTGATTGCGGCGGCCGGAATGGGGCTGTTATCTTTATCGGCCATTAATCTTGCGAGTGCCGGTCCGCTGGCTATTGGCTGTATGGTTGGCATGGTTGCAGCTATCGCCCTGCTGGCAGTAGGCGCTGCCGCTCTCGGCCCTGCATTGACAGCAGGAGCAGTTGGATTTATCGCATTTGGGGCTGCCATTGTTCTGGTAGCAGCAGGAGCATTGATTGCAAGCGCAGCGTTGGCTGTTGTATCCGCTGTTCTTCCTACAATTGCACAGTACGGAGCGCAGGGAGCGGTAGCAATTGCTCAGCTTGGAGCGAGTATGATTGTCTTTGGCACCGGAGCTGCTGTTGGAGGAGTTGGCGCAACCGTGCTCGGAGTTGGTCTTGCGTTGGTCGGCGTAACTGCACTGGCTGCAGCCGCAGGAGTAATTGCATTGTCTGCCGGAGCAGCGGTGCTTGGAGCTTCGCTTGTGATGGCAGGTGCAGGTTTGACGATTATGGGAGCAGCATTTCCACTTGTAGCGGCTGGCGCAAAGGCCAGTGCGGCTGGATTGACGGCATTACTTGGATCTGGTACTGCGGCCAGTGCAGTTTTTGTGATTTTGGCAGGATCTTCTGGCGCGGCAGCTGTAACAGTTGGCGTATTTGCAGCGGCAATGGTGGCCGGAGCCGCAGGAACCGGTCTTATGGTAGTTGCTCTGAAATCAGTAAATTCCAGTATGAAGTCAATCGCCGGAAATGCAAAGAGCGCAGAAAAATCGCTCACGAGCATGAAATCGAGCGTCAATGTTGTAAATTCCGGATTGGATGCATTGGGGAACAAAGCAAAAAACGCTATCAGTGCATTAATTAAGCAGTTTTCTCAGGGAGAAAGCAAGGCAAAAACTTCTGGAAAAGCGGTTGGAAATAATTTCAACAATGGCGTTTCAGCAGGAATGTCAAAGGCGGTCTCTACGGCCGGAACAATGTCAAATTCGATTGTAATTACCATGCGATCATCGGCAGGCGGTGCCTATAACAGCGGCGCATACATCGGAATGGGACTTGCAAATGGTATGGCAAGCCAGGTTGGACATGTAAGAGCAGTGGCGGCACAGCTTGCGGCGGCTGCAGAGGCGGCGATCCGGGCGAGAGCACAGATCCACAGCCCATCACGGGTGACAGATAAACTCGGCAATTATTTCGGTATCGGCTGGGTCAACGGCATTATGGATCATGTGCAGGAGGCGAGGCAGGCCGCCATGGAATTGATACAGGTTCCGGAACTTACACCTGCGCCGGAAATCGGAATGAGCCTCCGGTCTGGCTATGAAGATCTGAACGACGACAGCTACCAGTACAGCAGCAATGGAAAATATACCATCTATGTACCTGTTAATCTGGACGGAAGAGAGATTGGAAAAGCGACTGCAACGTATACACGAGAAGAAATTGAGAAACAGGAGACAAGGGAGAACCGAAAGAAAGGCAGGCGAATAAATGTATAACTTTGTAGATACCACAGAGCGATACCCAGGGCAGAACCTGCCTTCGGAGGCTCTCATGTTTAATGGAAGTTATCTTGAGAACGTAATTCCCGGCTATCGGACACTTTATGTGTCCGGCCGGGAAATTTTGGGTACGGAGATTACAGATCTGGAAACAGGCGTGTCTGACGGTACAAAGTATCGACGAAAGCGTTATCAGCCAAGGACTATTGTGGTGGGATATCAGCTGGTAGCCAAAGATAATGCAGCTTTTCGCAGTGCTTACAACAAACTGAATGCTCTTCTGGATGCAGAACAGGCAACCCTTATTTTTGCAGATGAACCGGACAAATATTATATCGGAACAAAGCAGGGAACGAGTGAAGTGCCGGCGGGAAGAAATGCGATCACTGCGGAGCTGGAATTTTACTGCGCGGATCCATTCAAGTATTCGGTGGAAGAATTTACGGTGAATCCGACTGCGGATGACGGAAAAACGTTCATTGTGTCGTACAACGGCACTTATCGGGCCTTTCCAAAGCTTCAGGCAGTAATGCACAGTGAAAATGGAGTAGTAGGTTTTGTAAATGACTCCAAGAAAATTCTTCAGTTCGGTGATCCGGATGAGTTGAACGGAGAAACATACAAAAAAAGCGAACTGATAACAAGCTATGCTGACCAATATGTCTGGTCACAGGATGCGGCGTGGAAAGATGATACAGGGAGCAACTTCTTATACAGTAACAGCAAGACGGCTGGAAAGCTGGGTGTCATGAGCGTAGACAGCATCAAAGGTCTGTATCTGGCCAGCAGTGGATATGTAAGTCCAAACACAAACGGCTGGAATGGAGCTATGAAATCTATTGATGTGGTAGATTCCAATGGAGCAAAGGGAGCGACGCACCTCTATTGTTACATGAACAGCTGGTTTGAAACTGGTCTTATGGGGCAGACGGGCTGCCAGGCGATTGCTTTCTGCGATGCGAACGGAAAAATGATCTGCTGCCAGGAGATATACAAAACCGATACGATCGGAAACACAGCGCACATGAATATGTGGGTAGGTGGAAACAACCCGCGTATCGTCAAAACATATACTTTTGAACCTTGCCATCGAAAAGATGCAAACCCATACAGCCAAACGTATGGCGCAAGCGACATGATGAAACATGGAGAGAAAATACGTTTTTTCTGGAAGGCAGTTATCCGGAATTTACAGTTCCAGAATTAAAACGATGTGAAAGTGGCAACAGTGAAATTGTATTTGGGACAGTGGGGAAGTCGAAATACAGGAAATCAGCTTGTCACCAGAAATTATTTCCGCGGCATCTTCGTGAGAATTGACAATGTAGAAAAATGGCGTGATATTCCGAATAAATTTTCGGTAAATCAGGTTTTGACAGCTGACTGTAGCAATGGAGAGGTCATGTTACAGGGACTTCCGAGACAGGATCTTGGTGCGTTGGGCAACGATTGGGAGAACTTTTGCCTGCAGCCTGGAATGAATCAGATCCAATGCATTGCATCGGACTGGGCAACACAGCCAACATACACAATGAAATACAGGGAGGTGTTTCTATGATTTTATATTTTGCGGACCGACATATGAATGTCCTTGGGCAGGCAAGCACAGAGCTACCGAAGGGATTGTACATTTCTGATGATCTGAAAACAGAAGAGGTGGAAGCAGGTGTTGCTACACTAGAATTTACGCTGAATTACACGGCGAGCACGCGGAATGATGCGAAACAGTATGGTTCTGTTGGCAATTATATTCTTCGGAAGAATGGCGATGAGCAGGAATTTTATACGATCATTACCAGCGAAGAAAATATTTTCAAACAGGAAGTAGAAATCTATGCCGAGGATGCCGGTATGGATCTCCTGAACGAGACAGTTGGCGAATACAAAGCAGACAAGGCATATCCAGCGAGCTACTATGTTGAAAAATTCAGCGACGATTCCGGCTTTGAAATTGGAATCAATGAGGTCAGCAATCTGAACAGAAAACTGTCCTGGGAGGGGGAAACAACAGCTTCGGAGAGAATTCTGAGTGTTGCCACACAGTTTGACGCGGAGGTATCGTACAGTTTTGAGATCGATCGGCTGCGGATCCGGCACAAGTATATCAATCTACATAAAAAACGGGGAACAGACAGCGGCAGGGAGCTGCGGATCAATCGGGAGATCAACAATATCATTGTAAAGAGTTCTGTGGAAGATCTGGCGACTGCACTGTCCGTTACAGGAGGTTATCCGGAGGAAAGCGAGACGCCAATCACTTTAAAGGGATACAAATACGATGATGGCGACATCTATTTATCCGGCAGCACGCTGTATTCCAGGAGCGCTGTGGCAAAATGGAGCAGGTATCTGTCTGAAAAGGGAAATGGAACAGGGCATATTGTCCAGTCATATTCCTACGATACCACCAGTCAGTCAGAACTCTGCAACCGGGCAGTTTCAAAGCTGAAAAAGATCTATGATGCAGCGGTATCCTATGAGGTTGAACTTGCGTATCTGCCGGATGGAATCCGGATTGGTGATACAGTGAACGTCGTGGACGATGCAGGAGAACTATATTTGTCGGCACGTATCATGAAGCTGGAGTCTTCAGCTGCGAACGATGAATATACCGCTACGCTTGGAGATTACAAGGCAAAATCAAGCGGTATATCAGATAAAATGGTGGAACTGGCTGCTCAGTTCGAAAAACTGGCACAGAACCGGACGTTTTATACCTGGGTTGTTTTTGGCGATTCAGAAACAGGCAGCGGAATTTCACTTAACTCAAGTGGGAAAAAATATATGGGCATTGCCTATAACCAGACGACAAAACAGCCTGCGTTGACAGACCCAGGCATTTACAGTTGGGTAAAGGTTGCTGGCGATCAGGGAATCGCAGGAGCACCGGGAAAAGACGGCCTGACAAGCTTTTTCCACGTAAGATACGCGGACGTCTTAAACCCTGCAGCAAGCCAGCTGAGGAAGGACACTGGAAAATATATTGGAACGTATACGGATTTTACATTTGAAGACAGTACGGATCCAACGAAGTATACTTGGAGACAGTTCCAGGGAGATGACGGAGAAGATGGAGCGGACGGAATTCCGGGTGTAAATGGAACCAATGGTGAGACCAGCTACCTGCATATAGCCTATGCAATCAGCGCGGACGGAAAGTCCGGATTTTCTACAACGAACAGCGTAGATAAGACTTATATCGGACAATACGTGGATTTCGCAAAAGAAGACAGCACGAATCCGGCAAAATACCGGTGGACGAAGTTCCAGGGACCAAAAGGCGACAAAGGAGATCCGGGAACGCAGGGATTGCAGGGAATCCAGGGAGAAAAGGGAGACCAGGGCATTCAGGGTGAAAAGGGCGCGGACGGAAAACACAGTACACGCATATTGCTTATGCGAACAGTTCCGATGGAAAAGTTGGATTTTCCGTATCTGATGCGGCTCGTGATTACGTCGGAATGTATGTGGATTTTACAGCAGCAGACAGCACGGATCCGGCAAATACAGCTGGTCGAAATCAAAGGCAGCAGATGGTACACAGGGAATCCAGGGCAAGCCGGGAACAGACGGAAAACGCCGTATCTGCATGTCGCATACGCCAATAGCGCAGACGGGAAGACAGGATTTTCTGTTTCGAATTCGGCAGGAAAAACGTACATTGGCGTGTACACAGATTATACCAAGGCTGATTCCACGGAACCAACGAAGTACAAATGGACGAAGATTCAGGGGCCGCAGGGAACGCAGGGATTGCAGGGAATACAGGGAGAAAAAGGAGAGCAGGGCATTCCCGGGAAAGACGGAAAGAACGGTTCAACAACGTACTTCCACATCAAATACGCTGCAGTATCTAACCCGACAGCAAGCCAGATGACAGAAGTACCCAATACGTATATTGGAACGTATGTGGATTTTACGGCAGCAGATTCAGCAGATCCTGCAAAATATACGTGGTCAAGGTTCCAAGGCATCCAAGGTGAAAAGGGAACGCAGGGTATTCCGGGAACAAATGGAGTAAACGGAAGAACGTCGTATCTGCACATTAAGTATTCGAATGACGGTGGAAAGACATTTACCGGAAACAGCGGCGAAGATAGTGGAACTTACATTGGAACATGTGTAGATTACACACAGAACGATCCGACCAATGTTAGCGCCTATAGCTGGGCGAAAATCAAGGGCGAGACGGGAGCAAAAGGTGATAAGGGTGATACGGGTGCAAGTGGAAAAGGCGTTAAATCTACTGCAGTAACATATCAGGCAAGTTCGTCTGGAACTACGATCCCTACTGGAGTATGGTCAGCAACTCCTCCGGCGACAAGTGCGGACAAACCATATTTCTGGACTCGTACGATCATCACCTATACGGATAATACAACTTCAACTGCTTACAACGTTGGTAGTACACCGGAAGGAATTGTCGTCGGTGGGCGAAATTTGGCGACCAATACCAATAAAGGAACAACCGGTGGGGTTGGAATATGAAAACGGGTGGCTGTACGAAAACACTTGTGTCTGAAAATGGGGTTGATACATGTAAACTTACCAGAGATTCAGTGGCTCAAACTGGATGGTCTGTAATAGAGTTTTCTTATATTGGACGCACAAAATGGGAGGCTGACACGAACTATACCGTATCCGTAGATGTCAAAGCAAGCGTTTCTACATCGATGGACCCAAGCTTTAGACATAGTGACAATTCAAACATGTTGATACAATCATGTAAAGCCGTAAACAACAAAACAGTTGCGAATGTATGGACAAAACTGGTATGGGTTGTAAAATCAGCAGCACCATTGCCTAGCGGAACTTCACAGAATACATATTTCACTGGAATGAATAGCGGAACAGGTGTTTCCTATCAGTTTAAAAACCTAAAGATCGAAAAAGGCAATATGGCCACGGACTGGACACCAGCTCCAGAGGATTATGTATCTTTTGTTGATGTTGAGTATTATCTTTCAACATCGGCAACATCACTTTCTGGTGGATCATGGTCGACGACAGCGCCGACATGGGTTAATGGAAAGTATATGTGGAGCCGTACGGTAACAACGGACGGAGCTGGTAACAGAACGTATTCGCCGAATCAAAATGGAGTTTGCATTGCAGGAGCACAGGGAGCAACCGGAGCCAAAGGTGACAAAGGAGATACTGGAGGGACTGGTGCAACCGGTAAAGGCGTTAAATCTATTGTAGAACAGTATTACAAATCAACGTCAGCAACAGCCATGTCCGGCGGATCGTGGAGCACGACTTATCCTGGGTGGGAGAACAGTAAATATATTTGGACGAGATCGGTGATTACCTATACTGACAACACGACTTCAACGACAACAGCTGTATGTGTTACTGGAGCAAGAGGTGATAAAGGAGATAAAGGAGCAACTGGTCCTCAGGGACCACAAGGTCCTCAAGGTGTAAAAGGCGATAAAGGTCCTCAGGGAGATAAAGGTGCAACCGGCGCAACAGGTCCTCAAGGTCCACAGGGCGCTGCAGGTAAGGACGCAAATCAGGTAGTGCATACGGTAAATGGAAACGGTGAGTCAAATCTTTATGTCGAATTTGCTACAATAAAGATCACAGGTTCGTATGCAAATCAGCCAACAACATTTAAACTTGGTGGCAGAGGTTTTGAGACAACAGATGTCCAGTTTAGTTTTATCTCTGCAAATAACTCAAATCCTGAATTGGATTTCCTAAGATCTTCAGGCGGATGGTCGTTATGGATTTATAAAAAGACTACTTCAACGTGGGGCCTTATAACAAGATTAAATGAACCGTATGGGCAGCTGAGAGTATTTAACTATACTCAAGGTTCTGGTCCATATACAGTGACGTGGACATCAACCAAATTAGCTTCTTTACCATCTGGTTCAATTAATGCGAATCCTTTACAAGCAGCAAAAACAGCCACCAACTTTATGCAGTTTACTGATGGGACCGGATTGGAAGTTGGTAATAAAACCAGCGGATCTTGGTCTGGCTATCGGACTAAGATTTCAGCATCAGCATTTGAGATTCTTAACCGGGCAGGAACGACACTCGCATATTATGGTGATAAGTTGATCCAGCTTGGAAAGAACGCAAAAGATGCGGTTATTGAGTTATGTGGCGGTGTCGGTAAGATTTTGGTTGAAACAAAATCCGGCAATGCGGCTCTGTCAATCCAGAGCGAATATGTAGATATTAAAGGTGTCCATGAATCTGTATTGGAGACATCAAGTTCTTCTGGAAGCTGTATAGCCGGAGCTGTTGACGATTCTTTTGTTGTAAATACTTACTCGGATGCCAACAACAAAGCAAACTTCGATATTGGTAACGGTAGCATTATTCTTGAATCAAAGAAGAAAGGTTATCAGGCAGAGGTCGAATTTTATGGCTGTGGCTGGTCTGGAGGAGTGTATACTGGAGCGTTCGCACCGACCAAGGCGTACTCCGAAAAGATTATGTTAGGAGATAGTGGAAGAGTATGGGAGCGTTTGATTGTTAAAAACTCCCCACAGGTCACATCCGATCGCCGCGCCAAAACAAACATATTTCCACTCGGTGAGAGCAAGATCAATAAGACGGATATTCATTCAGAGCTGTTCGATCGCTTAAAACCAGTTCAGTATCGGATGATTGACGGTGATGGGCGCATTTGTTATGGATTCGTCGCACAGGATGTCGTAGAAGCCATGCGAGAACTCGGAATCCGAGAAGACGAGCTGGATCTGGTACACCACGACAGGAAGAACACTGAGGATGGCTATATTGATACCTATAGTATGGTATATACCAATTTGATTGCGGTAATAACGCATGAGCTACAGCTCGAAAAAGAAAGAAGATCGAACCTTGAAATAGAGGTTGCGGATCTAAGAAGTGAACTTGAATCCATGAGAGATAATATCTCTGGAGATACAAATTAATTTTTAGGAGGGCAAAACTATGGCAGTAGAAGCAACTTACACAAAGGACATTCATTATTCTGGAATCATCACAGTTGACGGCGAGACCGTTGTGTCTATGGACGCCAATATGGATGCAAAACATCCGGATGTTCCAATCATCAATCGCTACATCAACAACGGTAGAAAGTATCGTGCCAATAAAAAGGATATCGATGATGTTGTTGACAAATTCGAGAACGACATCTGGGATGAGTATGATAAGTACACTGCAGAGCTGGAAGAAAAGGAAAAAACTGAGTAGGGCCGGAAACGGTCCTTCTTCTGCGTTCAATAGTGGGAAAGAGAGACAGAGCAGTGAATGAAATATTAATGCAGACATATACGATAGCACTTCCAGTGCTGCTGGGCTACATCGTCTGGCTCTTAAAAAATCAGAAAAGGGATCGAGACGCGAACAGTAAGGGAACTATGTTACTACTCAGAGTCCAGCTGATTGAGTACCACAGCAAGTACACACAGCTTGGAGATATCCCATCCTATGCATACCAGAACTTCTGCGAGATGTACGAAGCCTATCATGTGCTTGGTGGAAACGGTATGATCACAAAGATGAAGCAGGAAATTGATGAATTACACTTAAAAAAGAAAGGCGATTGACATGGAACAGATTATGAATTATGTAAAACCGGAACTGATCATTGTAGCTATTGTCCTGTACTTCCTTGGCATGGGACTGAAACAGGCACAGGCTGTAAAGGATAAGTATATTCCTCTGATTCTCGGCGGCGTGAGCATCGTCCTGTGCGCCGTTTGGGTACTGGCCACCAGCGAGGTCTGCACCGGCCAGCAGGCGGCGATGGCAGTCTTTACAGCGGTCACGCAGGGAATCCTCGTCGCAGGGCTGAGCAACTATGTGAATCAGATTATTAAACAGACACAGAAACCAGAGTAAGGGCGGCCGAAGACCGTCCTTCTTTTGCGCCGGCGCAAAAGAAACGATACAGGCACGCAAAGATGCGTGTTATTTTTATGCCTTTTTGGGGAGAAAATGCGATGAAAGTAATTGAATATGGGGAGAAGTCCTGTCAGGGTATGCTCCTGACCTCCCCGAAGAAACGGAAGACATGGCGAAAGGCTGTGTCTTATTTTTGTTCGCAGGTAGGGCGAAAAAAATAAAAATACCTCTTGACTTTTTGGGTACACGGTAATATATTTATTGTGTACTCGAAAAGTGAGGTGAGAAATGAATGAGTCCAAGAACAGGCAGACCTAAAATTGATAACCCTAAATCAGAGCAAATTAAAATCAGAGCAACCAAACAGGACAAAGAATTGTTGGAAAAATGCTGTGAGATAACAAACAAGACACAGTATCAGGTTGTCATGGAAGGCATCAAAAAGGTTTATGCCGAAAACAAAAAATAGAGATTCGTCCACACCTACCACAGCCGGACGAATCTCACACCTAGAAGTTTCCTTCTGTAAATATTATAATACAGATAGAAACTTCTTTCAAGAATTAAATTTGAAAGGGGAATTTATCCAATGCGTCGTAAAACCCCTTGCTTCAGCTATGGGGATATAAGACGCGTCCATCGAATTTACGCAAGTAATTGAAGATGGACAAAATAACAATTGTGTTAATTGATAAAATATTGTATCAT